TAGCGGCAGAAACTTCGCCGTAAACATCGAAGGATTCAGATACAGATGCGCCGATTCCCATCTTGCCTGAAAGGCCCACCTCAGCATCACCGCCATCCGGCTGAGCCAGGGCTGGTCCTCCCTGAAGATAGAGGCCACCCTTTTCCCAGCCCACATGACCTTCGAGGACAGATCCGGTGAAGTCAGAGCCAGACCAGCCAGCGTTGAACTCAGGATTTAGGTAGAAACCTTCGGCTTGTGCAGGAGATGCCAGCACAGCTGCCGCAGAAGCGACGGCACCACTCACAAGAAGAGTTTTGAACATGGGGAGCAGAATTACTTACCCTGGCCACGATACTTCTTTCGTCCATGGGACGGTTTTGAATGTGATCCATTCCCTTGACGTGTCTTTTTCGGCTTGCTAGGGACAAAATTTTGCCCGTTAAGTGACTTGGCCATCAGTAGCCGTCAGTTGACTGCAAGTTTTGATATTTAAGGGCCAAGCCAGTGAACAAACCGTGCTGCGGATGGCTGATCATGTCGCGGCCATCAAGGAAGAACAATTCCTCAAGCCACAGGGTCCTAGCAGCCATTGCTTGCACATCAGATGCCCCCGGCTTAGAGGCAATCATCGGGTCAGGGCGTTGCATCAGGATCCAGCAGTGATTGCGTTGTTTAGAGGAGTCAGGTCCTCTGTTGTCCAAAAATCCTTATTAACCATAATTTCGAGATGGTCAACGTTTCTATCTACTGTGTCTTGCTCTTCAGTAGTACGGCTGTCTTGAGCCATCAGAGCATTAATCAGATTCACACTGTCCATCGCAGCGGAATAGTGTTGCGCAATCTCTTCAGCAGTCAAGGTGTCAGGCATTTGCTTTAAGCTGTTCCACTTCGGACTTTAGCTCCTGAATAGCTTTGACAAGCATCGGGACAAGCTTTCCGTATGAAGCCTCAAGCCGGTCAGGGTTTTCGTCCATCACCAAACCTAAGTAATCAGCGTCAGCGTTTTGTTGTGCAGACTGCAGCTCTTGCGCAATAAAGCCAGCTTCATACGTTCCATCCTTGCCGTTGCCATCACGGGTCTGCCATTGGAACTTAACAGGATTCAGGCTGTCAATAAATGCCAAGCCTTCAGGCAGCTCTCGCACGTCAGTTTTGTCGCGTGCATCAGACAGGCTGCTGATGGTCTGAGTGTTACAACGTAAAGTTGAAACACTGCTATTGCCTAAGGTGATTTCATTGTTAACTGTCGCAGAACTTGCTTCAGCGTCGTAACCCAAGCAGACATTGTTTGTACCTGTCGTGGTTGTATTTCCGGCGTTTCTGCCTATAAACGTGTTTTGAGCGCCTTCTGTATTAGAGGAACCAGATTGACTTCCAAAAAATGCGTTCTGGCTTCCAGAAGTATTTACAAGACCTGAGTAAAAACCTGCAAAAACATTGTGATTACCCCCGACTGTAGCAGTGCCAGCCTGAGAGCCAAAGGCGGTATTTGCGAAGGTTGTTGTGTTTTTTAAGGCTTGATAACCAAAGGCCGTGCCGTTGGCGCCAGTTGCCGTAGAATTTAGAGCTTCATAACCAACTGCAGTGTTGTAACTCGCAGTTGTCGTAGAACCTAAAGCGTCATAACCGACTGCAGTGTTGTAACTCGCAGTGGTGTTTGAATAAAGTGACTTGTAACCGAGAGCAGTGTTGCTAGCGCCGGTTGTGTTTGCTAGAGCAGCTTGATAACCAATAGCCGTGTTGTTATCGACAGTATTTGATTCAAGGGTTCTTTGCCCAACAGCTACGTTGTTGCTATTAGACGTGCCTAAAACCCCAGTACCAAATCCAAGATAAGTATTGCTGGAGCCGGTAGTATTGTTTGCACCAGCCATCATGCCTATGGCAACATTTCGGTTGCCAGTAGTTGTGTCTTCTAGAGCAGTATAACCAACGGCTGTATTGTTATAACTAGTGCCAAGTTTAATAGCTCTATAACCTACAGCTGTGTTGTAGTTAAACCCAGCAGCCGTTGTTGTCCCGGTAGAAAGTGCCTCATACCCAACAGCTACGTTCCCGTCGCCTGTAGTGTTGCTGGCAAGAGCTTGATAACCGATTGCGATGCTGGCAGAACGAGTTGTATTTGCTTTTAGTGCTTCATAGCCAAGAGCAACGTTATTGGCTCCACTCGTATTTGCATTCAGCGCGTTGTATCCCAGCGCCGTATTGTTGTTATCTGAATCGTCATCATTGGCAAGCGCACCCGTACCTAAGCCGATGGTTACACCGCTGTCTTTAGTGACTGCATCAGAAAGATCATTGATCTCAGACGCGCCACCACCACCACCACCAGCATCTGCAAGAGTGATGTTTCCATTGGTGGAGTTGTAAGTCAGGACCTGACCATCAGACGCTCCAGACTGCAGCCCTGGGATGCGAAGGCTGGTGACGTTTGCATCACCGAGCGTAATTTCGTTGGAAACAGTTGCTGAACTTGCTTCTGCGTTGTAACCAATACATGTATTATTTGAGCCTGTAGTTGTAGTATTACCGGCATAAGTGCCGATCATTGTATTGTCGTTTGAGGTGCTTATGTTTTCACCAGCCTCATATCCTATTCCAACATTACGGCCTCCAGTGGTGATGTCAGTTAAAGATTTATAGCCAGCAGCTGTGTTTAGATAGCCCGTAGTCACTGCATTCAGGGTGTCATTTCCTATCGCAACATTTCTATTGCCAGTGGTTGCATTAGCTAACGCAAAATCACCAACACCTGTGTTGTCGTAACCAGTTGTGCAATCTTCTACAGCCCTGTGACCAACAGCGGTATTTCTGACGCCAGTTGTATTATTCTTAAGTGCCGACTTGCCAATCGCAGTGCATTCTTCACCAGTTGTATTGGCAGTAAGTGCGCGTGAACCTACTGCTGTGTTGTCCTCGCCAGTTGTATTGGCAGTAAGTGCGCGTGAACCTACTGCTGTATTGTCCTCGCCAGAAGTATTAGTCTCTAAAGCTTTATAACCAACAGCCGTATTGTAGTTGTTGGCTGCGCCATTGTCATTGATAAGTGCGTTAGTACCAAGTCCAATACTCTTTCCACTGTCGTAGGTAACAGCATCAGAAAGGTCGTTAATTGCTTCAGCGCCGCCTCCACCTGCGATCTCAGCAACTGTCCCATCATCCTTTTTGGTGAAGACAACACCTGTGTCAGTCCTAATGGCGAGTTCGCCTACAGCTAGATCGGAAGCACTCGGGTTAGAGCCGCTTCCGCGCTTGTGCTTGATTGTGTTTGCCATCAGTTACCTCAATAGGTGCCGCCATCTAGCTCAAAGCTACTGGCAGTTCCGTTTTCAAGGAAGGTAACAAGGTCACTCAATGCAACCTGAACCATCGTTCCAGCATCGTTAATCACCATGCGATCTGCAGCTGCAAGCGTGGTTGATGTTGCAGAAGTGCTGCCATCAATGACGTTCAACTCACTGGTGCTAACTGTCGCTCCATCGAGAATTGCTATCTCAGTGGAGGTCAATGCAGCAAGTGCAGAAGCTGCACCTGACTGCATTCCCGACAAAGTATTTAAGTCAGCGTCATAGGCAACAATATCGCTGCCGATTGCGAGGCCTAATGCCGTTCTGGCGGCCGATGCAGACGTTGCGCCCGTACCACCATCAGACACAGCCAATGTGCCGGTGATACTTGACGCACCAAGATCAACAGCAAGCTCCGTGGTCTCAATAAGAAGACCGCCATTGGCCTTGAGATCGACGCTGACTTCAGAGCCGCTGACATCAATACCGTCACCAGCCGTTGGCGCTCCAGCTGCAGCAGCAATCGTGATGCCGCCTGAGCTGTTAGTAACAGTGATGTTGCTGCCAGCTGTAATCGTTGCTTTTGACAACGAGCCGCTGGAATTGCCAATTAACAGTTGACCGTTGCTGTAGGTGGTCTGACCTGTACCGCCTTTGCTAGTCCCAATCGTTGATGCAGACCACGTCCCAGAGGTCAGCGTGCCAACAGAAGTAAGGCTGGAGCCAGTAACACCAGAGCCAAGAGTGCTACCGCTAAGAACGCTTGTGCCATTGATTTTGAACTCTTTGCCAGAAGCAAGGTCGATGTGCTCGCTCGAAGTCCAGCTGTCAGTTGCATCTAACCAACGAAACAGCTTGTTCGTTGCACCAAGCAAACTTATGCCACCTCCGTCGGCTGTCGTGTCGGTCGGAGTGCTGACATTGCCCAGCGTGATGTTTTTATCCGTTACGTCCAGCTGCGTTGAATTAACGCTTGTGGTCGTTCCGTTAACAGTCAAATCACCGCTGACCGTCAGGTTGTTGCTGAATGTCGTATTGCCAGACAGCGTTGCACCGCTCAGGTCAACCGTTCCTGTAAAGGTCTTGTTGCCGCTAAGCGTCTGGTTGCCGGTAAGGGTGCAATACGCACCAGAGCCAGCAATGCTGATTACTGAACTAGCAGCGCCATTGCCGTCATCACCAAAGCCATAGTGCAATATGTTGTCAACTTCTGAATAGGCAAGCTCGCTCGGCGCAAGACTGCTGGGGGCACCAGACGCACCACCAGAAGCGCGTTTCTTGATCCGGATGGTGTTTGCCATGGTTTAGAAGTTGCCTCCGACAACGATGGTGTTGATTGTCCATGTCGCGTCGGCTTTGTACTCGCCA